AATAGATCACATCTTTAAAGAAGATAGCTTTGACAAGATTGTAGAACAGATGCAGAACTCCGCAGACAGCAAAGAGATCAAAGACCTTGAGAAGACAAGAGATAATATAGTCAAGGACTTTGCTATGAGTGAAGCAGAAGGTAAAAAGATCTTAGAGGAATTGTTTAATTCAGGTGATCGAACTCAATGGGGTATGGCAAGTGCTATTACAGCAAGTGCTCATAATGCACCTCATGCAGATCGTAAGATGGAATTGAACAAAATAGGTTGGGATGTCGTTAGTATGGAACCACGGAAGTGGGAAGAACTGGCGATAGCGGCATAAATCAGAGGCCGTTTATGTCGTAGACACATGGAAGTGTCTTTATAGGGGCTATTGTTTGGCTCACTTAGCATAAGTAATCTTCCTAGGAATAGATTAGCAAGGCATGACCAACCATAGTCAAACGCTGAAACGTGCTAAAAGGCAAACTTTAGTCCCTTTTCTTGCCTTATTTGTTGACAACGCAAACCAAAAAGAATAAAATGAATGCATTAGATAAATGGAATAAACTCGTTAAAGAAGGGAAAGTCAAAGATGACGGATCTTACAAAGAAGGTGAAGCTGTTGAGACTGAACCTAAGCGAAATAGCGAGAAAAGCTGGAGTTACACGCCAACTGGTGTCGATGGTAGTCAATGGGAAAAGGCAAAATTCCAAAGTTCGGACCATCCTCAGACTAGAGGTAGAAAAGCACATGAGCTTGTTGATGGAACAAGACAAGAAACAGGAGAAGAAGATCCAGTAACTATTGCTCTTAATCTAAAACTTGCGGCCCAAGCAAGGTTCCATATCAATGGACTTTTTAAGAATAAGATAAAAGAAGAGCAATTCAGGGGTAAGCATTCCATAGCATTCTTACTGACAAGTGGAACAATCGTTACGGCATCTTACCGGGAACGTAAAACATTAAAACGTCATCCTACAAGAGTTTGGATATTCAAATGGGGCAAAAACATGACAGGTATTGATGTTTCTCCAATAACATTACCAGTGCGTTGGGGAGGATCAAAAGCACCTGAAATCACTGTTGACTATTATGCAGTCAATGACTTAATCAAAAAGGGTGTATTGCAAACAGGAGAGTCTTGGAAGATCCAAGATATAAAAACATTAAGAAAATATAATATGAATCTATGACATTCGATTTTACTAAATGGTCAGAGAAATGGTTAGAACAACGTCAATTCAACCCGGAGAACAAAGAATCACGCAAATACGGATTCGGTGCTACCGATGTCGTAGCTTTAATGGGCTACCAAAAAAACAGAACTCCCAACATGGTATTAGACGAAAAAAGAGGGATTCGGGAGCCAGACGATTTGAGCGAGAACTGGCACGTGAAATGGGGGAGTTATGATGAAGATACCATCAAGCGAATTGCACGTGTTGAGTGGAACTGGAAGATCCGTGATACGCATTACACCTATTGGAAAGGTTTCATATTTTGCCACCTAGATGGAATCATCGACATTAGCAACGAGACTGTAAATGGTTTAGAAGTTAAGAGTCGTGAATCCTTCATGAAGTATCAGTATGGTGAAGAAGAAACAGATCAGATTCTAAAGTCTGAGATGATTCAGATTCAAACCATGTTGCATGTCACACAACTTCCTGCATTCAAATTACTGGTACGTTGTGGGAAAGAACCATTGAAGGTCTTTCATGTAGAACCAGTAGCAGAGATACAAGAAGCAATTTTTGCGAAGGTTGGAGAAGCAGTGAAGTGTCTCGAAAATGGAGGCTATCTTGAAGTAGATGAAGCAAAAGATACTGACTATATATATAAAGAAGGAGGTAATGATAAAGAATATATAGAAGTAACACCTGATATTGAATATGAATTAGAACATTGGAAACTTGCAACTGATGACTTAAAGAAACATCAAGAAGCAGTAGATTATTGGAAAACAAAAATAAAGAAACGGATCGGAGACAATTATGGAATCAAAGATTCAGAAGGCAACACTAGAGTTGTCTGGGCAAAGCGTAAAAAGGGAAGAGCAATCATCCCATACTTCAACACTCCATCAGGAAATGGAAATGAGTAATTCAGAAAGAGCAGTTATTCCGTTTACACATGGTTTGAACACACCAGTTGTTGTAGACACGGATTTAGAATTGAAAAAGTTGGAATTGTCAGCAAAACGTATGGACTATCATATGAAGCTGGCTACTGCGGTCATGCAATCAGGACTTGCCCCAAAGCATTTCTCGAATCCACAGGCCGCATTTGTTGCAATTGAGTATGGAGTTTCAACGCTGAACATGGAACCGATGTCTGCGTTGTGGAATATTTCAGTCATTCAGGGTAAACCAAGTCCAAGTGCCGCAAGTGCCATTGGTGCATGTGATACTTACTTGGATGAACCTCACGAATATAAATACTATGACAAAAATGGTACTGAATTACCCCAAGACACCGATCAAGCCCATAAAGTTGTATGTCTGATGAAGAGGAAGGGGAAGGTTTTCACCGGGAACTTCTCTTTGGAAGATGCACAGCGGGCTGGTCTAGTGAAACAGGGTGGTGGTTGGGAAAAGTACCCCAAACAGATGTTGGAAGCGAGATCCGGGATGTTTGCGGCTCGGAAGAGTTGCCCCAACATTTTTGCTGGTATTTATTCGACTGAAGAAGTTCAGTATTTCAAGCCAGATACGTCTTCAAGCGAAGAAAGCTCAAAAGATGAACCAAAGAAGGGAGTTAGTGCAAAAGATGCGATACTGACCGATTTGGGCATCCCAGAGGGCAAAACTGAAGATAAGAAGGAAGAACTGAGCTACATTCAGATGCGAAAAGATGAAATCGAACAGATGGTTGATGAAGATAAAACTCAACTGTCCTACGATTCAATCACTGAACGATGCAGGATGAAGGCACGTGAATGGGAAATGAGTATGAGTAAAGAAGATTGGCATGATTTCTGTGTCTTTCTTCAGGACATAAAGGACTCATATCCTGATGATGTCAAGCCCAGCTAAGTTTGGTGATTTAGCGGATAAGATCAAGACTCTTGCTGAAAAGCATGGTGCTAAGATCACAGGATTGCCAGTAAACCGTTGTCAGGAAATAGATCTTGGCAACGGCAGACGAGGAATGTTGTGGACTGATGAAAACGGCATAGAGTATTTCACATTTGAATCCAAAAAATCCCAAGATACCATCATATTTGAGTTCCAGAATGCGTTGGACAATGCAGGTATGCAACGCTTCAAGAACCTTGAGTATAGTAAATTCACCAAATTAAAAGAGGTTGGAGATAGAGATATTAAAGACCTTGGTGATCAAACCAAAACCAAAGGTTTCCTCCTATGGGGAAATGTTGGTACAGGTAAAACCACACTTGCTATTCAAATAGCATTCAGAGCAATTGCAGACAGTCGCTCAGTTGCATTGTATCGGTGGCAGGATTTGCTGTCTAAAGCACGTGCCACAATGAACACTGATACTAAAGAGACCCTGATTGATCTTGTAGATCCAATTAAGAAGGCAGATTTGTTTGTCTTGGATGAATTGGCAAATAAAAAGAGATCAAATGCAACAGATTTTGAGACAGAATTGTTTTTCGATATTGTTGCAACCAGACATGGAGCCACAAGCCCCATGATTTTAACTTCTAATATGTCTCCAAAGGAGATCGAACAGGTCTATGGTTCAGCACTCGTTTCCCGATTGTTGGATCGTGACTATATGGAAATCATTCAATTTCAAGGTAAAGACAGACGATTATGAAAGAAACAAGTTGGCTAACAGGATTTTCTGTAGATGCAGATAAAGTCCAAAGAGATTCATACGGCAGATTAAGTATGCATTTCAAATCCACAGAGACAGAAACTGAAACTTATGAAGCAATCTGTAAAATGGCAGAAGATAGTGGAGGTCGAATATCACCACATCAAGTTGCCAAACAAATGCTCATTCACATGGTAAAAAGCATAAAAGCAGAAGTGAATGAAACCAGAGACAGAAGAGAAGAGAATAGAGAGATTGCTAAAAAGAACAATCAACGTAAGAAAAAAGCACGTGAGTATGCAAAGAAGTATTATGCCAAAAAGAAGGCTGAAAAAGAGCAGAAAAAGCAATTGGCAGAAATGGATGAGCATAACAGCAAGGTTGCAGGTGACATAGTTCGTGAATCCCCCAACTACGCTAACTAAGTAACCCAAAGGGCTACCATGATCCAAAGGCTCCATAGCAGGTCTTGTAGACAACCTGTCTATTTCACTGAGGATTAACCAATATAGGTGCTGGCTGGGTTTTCTCTTCGTTCTCCCTATGCCAGTGGGTTCATGGATGAACCATCTCATAACGCCTTACGGTGTAGCCCTTTTCAAAAGAAAGGATCTCGGAAAATGCATGAGGTCTATCAAATCTTTAATAAAAAAGCAGAATTGCTTTATATAGGAGTTTCCAAATCAACAATAGGAAGGTTGGCAGGACACCAAAATAAGCCTTGGTCACATGAAATCACATTTATTCATGTTCAACATTATTCGAGCAGATCAGTCGCAGAGAGTGCAGAAAAAGAACAAATACAGAGGTTAAACCCTAAATATAATGTTATGTATAATAGGAATAAGAGTCCTTATATAAATACATATAACCTTGAAAAGGATAGAGACTCATGGAATTTTTACTTTGAAAAGATAAAGAAAGAGCAGTTCACCTACGAAAAAGTAAGTGACTATGTAGATATGGTTAAAGAAAAACGTATTGACCAACAAAACAAAAATATTCTCAAAGGAGTTAAATCTTACTACGAAACACTTAGCGAGGCATGCACAGCACAACTTGCTCTTCCAGAAGAAGATGCATACACACTGCATCCAAGAGATCAGTTCAGAAGAAAACACCCTTTATGCATAGAACAGCAATATGAAAAGAAATATGGTAGGTTCCCTACTGTAGAAGAGATGTGCAGTGAGATAGAAGCATCACTGAAAGAGACATCTAAAAGATTAGATAGGATTGAAAATCAATATAGAGAAAGTTTGGATAAAACAGAAAAAATACTAAATGCAATATGAAGATTAAACTAAACAAAGAAGAGTCTAAGATAATTGATGATGCAACCACTGCAATACACTGGCTTGTGCAAAGTGAGCCTGAAGAACTTGAATGGGATAGAACATTTAAGAAATTTAATAAGTTGCTAAAAGAAAAATTTATATTGACGGAAACAGTATGACTACAAGAATCATAAGAAGCTTGAACCAAGTAATTGACTATCTTGAAACCTATAGACCCAACGAGTCTGTC